AGCTACTATTAAGTTATCTGCTTCTTAATACTTCTTAAATTCAATTTATAGGGTATCTTATTATTAGATACCCTTTTTTTTTTATCATGGACATTGGTAGTTCTTATCGCAAGCTACGAAAAAAAGAAATGCAAAAACAAATGCAAAAAAGAATGAGAAAAATAATGAAAAAAAGAATGAGAGAAAATGCTGAAAGTTTAATGTTAGCTCCAGCAAAGAGATAATTATGTACTACTCAACATCAACAAAGAAAAAAAAGACAAAAGGATCGACAAAAAAGAGAGATTCTCTTAAGCTTAAGATGAAATCTAAAAAGCAGTCAGGTTATTAATTATGTTTGGCAAGAAAAATAAAAAATTAGAAGGTCAAGCTTACATTGACTTTTATGAAAAGAAAATGAAAGAAACTGGTAAGACTTCCCTTGGAGAAAAAGCTAGATATATTAAAGAAAAAGCAAAACTTAAAAACAAGATAATTAAATCAGGAGGAAGCTAATGACTGTAGCTGCAACTACCAAATTAGAAAGCGTCAATATTATGATGGCTGCTATAGGAGAATCTCCTATAAATACATTACAAGGAGTCTTACCTGTTGATGCACAACTAGCATTTGACACCTTACATGAACAAAACAAAACAATTCAAAATGAAGGTTGGAGTTTCAATACAGAAATTGACGTTACTTTAACAAGAGATAATTTTAAAAAGATTGCTTTGCCTACTGATATTCTTAGAGTAGATGCAAATATTCATCAACATCCTTTAGTAGATCCTATACAACGTGGAGTGCAGATGTATGACAGGTTAAACAATACTTTTGAATTTGATCAAGATTTAATATGTACAATTGTTTATTTCAGATCTTTTGAAGAAATACCAGAACCTGCAAGAAACTATATAACAATAAAAGCTGCTCGCGTATTTATTGATAGATTAGTAGGTGACGCTGCATTAAGAGGTTATACACAACAAGACGAGACAAGAGCAAGAGCAGTATTGTTAGAAACTGATCTAGCAAATGCAGATCATAATATACTTAGGGGTGATCCATCTCTTACTAATGTATTTGATACTTACTCTCCAGCAAACGCATTAATTAGGTAGTCATGCCTCTTATTTCAAGATCTATACCAACTTTATTAAGAGGTATATCACAAAGTTCTGATGCTACAAAAAAATCAGATCATTGTGACATACAAGATAACGCTAGTAGTGATCCAGTGTTAGGTCTTGTAAAGCGTTCTGGTACTCAATTTATTTCTAATCTTATAAGTGGTGAAACAACTATAGGTAATGCAAAAGTTCATATGATTAATAGAGATGCAACAGAAAGATATGTAGTTATTTTTACAACAAATAATGTAAGAGTTTTTGAATTAGATGGTACAGAATTAACTGTAAATAAACCAGATGGAGTTACTTATTTATCTTCTAGTGATCCTAAATCAGAAATCAAAACAATAACTATTGCAGATTTCACCTTTGTTGTTAATACAACTGTTATTACTGAAATGGATAATACTTTATCAGCAGGTAGTGAAACTCAAGCAATAGTATTTTTTAATCAAGTTTCAGATTTAACAACTTATACAGTTACTGTTGATGGAACGTCAGCAAGTCACGATTCATCAGGTGATAACCCTTTAAGCACATCAACTATAGCTGGAAGGATAAGAGATAAATTATTAGGAATAAATGGTCAGTCGCCAACAACAGGTTCTGCTTTGTCTGGTTTTACCATTACTAGAAATGGTCCTGTATTACATATAAAAAAGAATGATAATTCTAACTTTTCTATAGACTCAGTAGATACTCAAGGTAATTCACAAATTACAACCGTAAAAAATTCAGTGCAACAATTTACAGATTTACCTACAGTGTCACCTAATGGAATGGTTGTAGAAATTAAAGGTGATGAATCTAATAATTTTGATAATTATTATGTGAAATTTACTACTAATAATGGTGGAGCTTTTGAAGAAGGACAATGGCAAGAAGCACCTGCACCAGGTATAAAATTTAAATTTAATTATTCAACAATGCCACACGTTTTAGTAAGGCAAGCTGATGGTAATTTTAGATTTGCAAGAGTAGATGGAGATACTTATAGCGTTACTGTTGGAGGTACAACAGCTAATTTTGCTTTACCTGTATGGGGAGAAAGAATATGCGGTGACTTAGAATCATCTTTGAATCCTTCTTTTATAGGACAAAAAATTAATAATGTGTTTTTCTTTAGAAATAGATTAGGTTTTTTAGCTAACGATAATGTAATTTTATCAACTGTATCTGAATTTTTTAACTTTTTTCCTGAAACAGTTTTATCTGTTATAGATAGTGATCCTATTGACGTAGCTGCTTCTCATACAAAAGTTGCTATTCTTAAAAATGCAGTAAACATGGGAGAAAAATTAATATTATTTTCAGATCAAACCCAATTTGTTCTAAGTAGTTCGGCAGATAACCTTACACCTAAAACAGCAAACATACTGGTAGCAACAGAATTTGAAAGTAGCGATGGAGCAACACCTGTAGGTGCTGGTAGTTCTATATATTATTTAACTAATAAAGGTAATTTTTCTGGAGTTAGAGAGTATATTACCCAAACTGGAATAGAAGTAAGAGATGCAGCTAACATTACAATCCATGTACCAAAATTAATTCCTAATGATATTTATAAAATTGCAGTTACTACTAATGAAGATATTTTAGTATTATTGGGAACATCAAACTCAAATAAACTATATGTAAATAAATGGTTATATGGTCCTAAAAATGAAAAGATACTAAATGCTTGGTTTACATTTACTTTTTCTAAAGGAAGAATTATTAGAAATATAGATTTCATAGGAACTGATTTATTTATGGTTACTGAAGACCTTGTTGATTCAGGTACTACAGAAATAAATTTAGAAAAATTAATCTTTGAACCAGACTTTAAAGAACCTCATACTGATTTTGAATTTCGTTTAGATAGAAAACTAACAGAATCTAGTGCTGGAGTTTCCGTAAGTTACGATTCAAGTACTCAAAAAACTACTATTACTTGTCCTTATAGATTAGATGAGAAGATGGCAATAATAGGAAGAGAAGTTGCTCCTGATTTTATTGCATCATACAACAGTACAACTGCTAACAATACAGTTACAGTTACATATCCGAATCATGGTTTTATTACTGGCGATCTAATCAGCATGGCTTTACCAGGATCTAATGTAAATAATTTTGATGTTAATACCGCAGATGAAATCTCATTTTTTGCTCAGAATCCTTCACAGAACAATGGAGATGGTGTTTCTGGTTTTGCTAATATTACTAAAATTGACGCTAATACTTTTACCTTTTCTAGTGATGACAATGCTGGTAATAATACAGGCACTAAATGTGTAATAAAATTATCACCATTTTTTATTGACTTTTTTGGTAATCAAAGATTTGCTGTACCAGGCCATGACTTTGGTGGAACAAATGTTACTGGAACTAATAAAAATATTATTGTACCAGGTGATCTTAGACACGCAAGATTTATTATTGGTGAACCTTACGAAATGCACTATAGGTTTGCAAAACAACGACTTACTGAGTCAGCAGGTTCAGCTAATGAATTGATTAGTGGTAGGTTGCAACTCAAACATTTTTATTTAAAATTTGAAGATACAGGATTTATGAAAGTAGAAGTTATACCTCAAGGTGCTAATCAGTTTTTAACTAATGAATCAAACGTACAAAATTCTTCAACTTATGAATTTACTTCTTTATTAGGAACAATTAAAGAACGAGTAGATCGTGATGCTTTAGTTGGTAGTGTGAATTTATTAAGCACAGGTACATTTAAAGTTCCTGTAATGACTAGAGCAGATAAGGTAACAATAGATGTAAAGAATAATAGTTTTTTACCTACAAACTTAACAAGTGCTGAATATGAAGCATTTTTCTATATAAGGTCAAACAGAAGATAATGGGATATTTAAGAAAAGCAAACTTAAAAGACTTAAATCATGTCGTAGATAATTTAAGGGTAATGGATAAAATTGAAGTTTTTTATCAGACAGGACAAAAACCAGAAGATGCTATAAAACTTTCTTATTTATATACAAAAGACAATATGGCAATAGCTGATGATGATGGTAATCCTATTGGTTTATGTGGTGTTGTTTCTGATGGTTGTATATGGATGGTTGCAACTGATGAATTATTTACAAATAAAAAATATAAAATACAACTTATAAGGCAAGGCAGACAATGGGTAGATAGTCTGTTGAAAAATTATAAATTGTTATACAATATGGTATATGCGGAAAATGATTCTGCTATAAAGTGGTTGAGGTGCTTGGGCTTTACATTTATTAATTACCACGCACAATATGGAGAGCATAACAAACCATTCTATGAATTTATGAGGATTGCCTAAATGTGTGCAGTATTACCAGCCATAGCAACAGGTCTAAGTCTTTTCTCTGGATTGGCCATGAGAAATGCTGCTCAACAACAGGCAAGACAAACATATGAAACAGAGTCAGCTAATGTAAAAGCAGCAGACGCAGCTAGAAATTTAAAAGTTACTACTGCTGGTCAAAATTTTAAACAGCAACAAGCCGAGACTGCTATGAAAAGACAAGAAGCTACGCTTGATGCAAGAAGAAAACTAGGATCTATAGAAGCAAGTGGTATTAGTGGTAACTTATTATCAACCTTAAGAGGAGAAGCTCAAAGAGAAGGAGGTAATGTTGTTAATAATTTAAATATGAGCAGTGCAGCACAAAGAAGAAATTTAGGATTACAAGTTCAAGGCTATGATGCAGAACTTGGTAGAAGAATAAGTGCAGGTCAAAGTAGAGTAAATCAAGCTTACAGTCAAATTCCTTCTATAACACAAATTGCATTAGGGGCTGGAAGTCAAGCTTTAACTTATGATTGGGCGAATAACAAACTTTAAACATGACAAATTCTTATAATATTCCCCTAGCTCCTATAGTTGATACATATGTACCAGAACCTACAGTTCAACCAAAAACAGGTGCAACAGAATTAGCTGAAATTTTATCTACAGTAAATCCTAATTTAATAAAATTTGCAG